GGAGCCAGGTTCGCAAACATGGTTTCCGCCGCCTCAGTTTTTCTCTGAAGGCTGGCTAACACGTTCTCTTGACCGTCTGTTGTGATCATATCGACCACGACTGGCTTTTGTTGGCCGAACCGCCAGCAACGCCGAATCCCTTGATAAAACTGTTCGTAGCTATGCGATGGAAAAAATGTTTGATGCGCGCAATGCTGGAAGTTCAGACCAAAGCCGCCAATCGTTGGCTTCGTGATTAATACCCGAATACTCTTTTTGATGAATCCCGCAAACGCTTCCTCTTTATGTGATTCGTCATCCGAACCAGATACCTCGACTGAACCGGGAATTAATTTGGTTAGGCGCTTGCCTTCCTCATTGAGATTGCACCACACAAGCGATGGCTGATTGTGCGCGTTGACCAATTGAGCAACAGTCTGGCAACGCTCATCAATGGTGCGTCTAAGATCGCTACGCTGTTCGGCTAGGCCAACCGCTGGTAGGTCAAATAGATAACCATCACGCGGACGGTTAGCCTTGACCGTGTGCTGGTTGATTTTGAGCTCTGGCAGGTCATAACCACGGTCATCGAATCCTAGGTCGGATGGCTTGCGCATCGCCCTGGCCCACGAACATACCCAACGCCAGAAGTCATGTTCGGCGTGCGGCCTTAGCCGAAAAAATCCTGCCATATGTTCTTGTCGAGCGGTTGACGTAGATTCCGTTTTCTTGAAAAACTTATTCATCATATCCTGAGCGCCCATTTCGCCGATGGCTTCGCTCGACGTGCCTAGCTCGATGTAATCATTCGGCGCGGCGGTAGCGGTGCACAATAATCGGTATGGTCGCTTGCGCATAAAATCGGTAACGGCTTTCCGTGTTTCGCCGTCGAAGTTCTTCAAGACGCTGGACTCATCGCAAACAACGCCTTGGAAATCCTCCGGCGAGAAATGATGAAGCCGTTCATAATTGGCTACAACAATTCGATCTCCAGCAACCAATCCCGTGCGACGCTGCACGACATCAATACCAAATTTAGATCCTTCGCTGACCGTCTGAAATGCCACGGCCAACGGCGTGAGAATTAGCACGCGGCCATTAGTTTTGCGGGCGACATTTTCCGCCCACGTCAATTGCATAGCGGTCTTGCCTAGGCCACAATCGGCGAATATAGCCGCGCGGCCCTTGCGGATAGCCCATTCGACGAGTGCTTTTTGGAACGGAAATAATTTGTCTGGCATCCATACCGGATCAAAACCGTGCAGTGATCCGACTTGAGTTTTTCGCTCAAGAAATTGATCATAGTTCATATCGATTCCTTTCGTTATCATTTCATCTCATCGAAACATTGCAGGCTCAAGGAATCGAACCTTGATGACTCATATTAGTTTTGAGCCTCCACCAGTACCCGCACGATTCATTGCTTGCGCAATACCTCCAGATCGGCCTTAATTTCCAAGATCTGCGTTTCGATTAACTGCAATCGGCTTTTATCCCGTGGTCCACCTTTTGGGCCGCGCTTAAGTTTTTCGGGCACCTTAAGCTGTTTGGCTTGTTCGTAATCTATTTTGAATTTCGTCGGATCTTGCATGCGTTTGGTGCGCACCAAATACCGAACGCGTGGAGCCGGGATTGAAAGCCATTTGGCTAATTTCTCAATCGAATCAATTGGAAAAAATCCATCATAAAATGCGTCAACTGCTTGATCACTCATTTCATACCTCGTTGTAAAAACTCCGTTGGCCATGGATGACAGTTCAGGGTTAACCTAAAATATTGAATTGAAACGATCAATCCAATGCCATGGCCAACGGAAGATCGGATGGTTATTTAGACCACTTGCCCTTGATTGGTGCAGTTGGTGCAGTTGGCGCTTTTGGTTCCCGTGGCGGAAAATCAACCAGTTCGGGCTTTTGAACAGCGACTTGAACCGCTGGATAAAATCCCTTGACCACATTTGTTTCGCCGCCAGTATCGGCGCGCTTTTCAACCCTGATATCAATATTCAACGGGATATCCTGCAATTCGCTGGAATCCGATGGCGTCAACACGCCTACCGCGCGACAGATTGCCGACAATTCAGCCTTAGCGATCGATACCGCAATCGGGTTGGGATTGTCGAGGTTAAGCCTAGACCAGACCTTTCGATCAGCGTGCGGCCCTTGAATAATCGTGAATTCCAATTGTAGGTATTCGCCATTGCCAGACTTCGTCGGTTTCGTTTCCGTTTTGCTGATCACAACGTCGTATTTCCCGGTAGGGATTACGTCGCTGGTTCCCTTGGCTGGCTCGATATCGCGTGCGTTGAAACCTGAAAGATTCATGGCCTATCCTTTCGTAATTGCGTGACAAAAATCATTCCACGATAGCGGCAAATCTGCCGTTACCCCATACCTATTTTTGGCTAGGCACGCTGGCCCTCCGACAGTCCGGAGAATGCGAGCCCCGCCATCCGCACCAATCGAGCGAGCGATCGCCCTGGTGCGCCCAAAACCGGCCCCGTTATCGACCTCGACGCGCATACGTCGAGTCGCAAACAGTACCGCATCGGTCCATTCACATACAAGGCCGCAAGCGTGTTTGTGGAGCCGTGGAGCGTACCTATCGTACGGCGTGCTCTCCGGATCTTCAAAACGCTCGACCTTCGCATGCGCTAGCAGAATTACGACCATATTGCGATCGTTGCGCAATACGTCGAGACTTGTCAATAACTCCCGCCATTTCGTAACAGCGAGCATGTATCCTTTGCCATATCCGCCGCCAGCTTTTTCAATGTTATCGACATTGTTTTCCGTGCAAACCTTGTCGAAAATCAATCGTTCCAGCCAGTCGAGCGAATCAATAACCACGGTTTCATAATCGTGGTCCATAGTTTTTAATTGCTTCAGTGCAGTTGCAACATCATCGTATGACGTTGCAAGCGGAAACTGCGCACAATCAATCTCACCAATACCATCCTCCGTAGGAATAAATATTGGCTCTGGACAACCAGCGGCAAACGTGCTCTTGCCAATGCCTTCGGTGCCATAGATTAGCACGCGCGGCGGCTTACCCGCTTTTCCTTTTGTTATTCCTGGTATCATCTCGTTTCCTCGTTGCGCCGAATCCTAACCGCTGGTCCAGCCAGCGCGCGAAAGCTGGCGTGAGATCCAGCGGCACTATCCAAAACGATGACGCATTCATCTTCGCCATCGCCAAAAACGATCTCCTCATGTATCCGCATATGCTCGAGCTCAGGCCCATTACCCTCATTAATCTCAAGCACGGCCTTTCCGCCTGATGCGAATTTTAAGGTCAACGTGGTAACAAAATCCTCTTTGCCTTTCACAAAAATCACAAACGATTCACCGATTCGGCGATGAACTCTCAGGCCCGGACGGAATGGTATGTCCGTCGTCATGTCATGTCCTCTCATCGTGTGATGGTCAAATGAATCTGACCATCGGTTAATCGGCTCATCGGAGCCGCAATTGTAACAGCTACCCGCGTAGCCTGGCATCCTGTCAACAAACATGCCACAACAATAATTATACGGATCATAAGACGATCACTCCATGAATGTAGGTACTGGCGGATCCAGTCTAATGTCGTGATCCGCTGGTTTTGTTTTCGGCGAATTGTTGCCGTTTAATGCAACCCAAATTCGCAACGCTTCGCCGTCGAGGTCGATCATTGCCCGCATTTCCGCCACAACGCGTAAAGCTTCGTCAAAGTCTTGGCACCGAGCATTGCGAAAATTGCTGGCACGGTTGCGGCAACCAACGCAAGACAAGCAATCAGTAGTGTCACGACGCAGTTCATTTTTAAGCGGGCATTTTGACCGGCAATCCGGATGCGGGTTGCGCATTGTGCTACGTTCTCTCATCCATACGTATTGCTGTTTAGTCTCAGCGTCGATATATGCCTCCAGCGCATCTTGCAGGTCTTTTTGTGCGCTTATCAATTTGCGCGTTTGTCGGCAATCATCGGCGCGGATTTCGTGGTCAAGATCGCGCGGGTTGAACTCGCTGGCTGGATTATTCTGCATTGTCTGAGCTCCTTCTCTTAACGCATCGAATAAGGTCAAACATCGATTCAAACATTTCAATATCGATCTCAACTGGGTCGGAAAAATAACAGCAATCTTCGTTAACCTGCATGACGCGCTGTTGTGCAAACCCGTTATGCATTTTTATTTGGACGTGGTGCATTGATCGACCGGAAAAGCTTTTCGGCTCTTGGCCGTGCGATATGTCGATCTTTGCCGGTGCGCTGGATACCGTATTCCATTCTCTTTTATTCGTGCGCATCATCATTTGATTCATCCTCCCGGCAATACCGCAGAAAAGCTAGAATCCTTGCGGCCGCTACCGCGTCGGATAGTTCTCTTTGGATTGTGTTGAGCGCATACATTAGCGCGCCGTCAGACTCGAGATATTGACCTCTCGTCAGATCAGCCAGGCTACGCGCGGATTGCGAAACCTCGGCTAGTTTCTGCTGGATCTGCATTTGCGCGTCGGCGCGCAAGTCAGCCAAAGTAACGGGTATCGGCATATCGTTCTCCTATCGTCGTTGAGCCGGTCATTGTGATCGGCTCCAGTCCTGCACTCGATTGGTAAGTGCAGTGGTGGAGACGGTCGCATCAGTGGGTTATCAAATCTTGATAGTTTCCCAACGCTGCCCGGCGTTCCATCTTTGAATCATGTCGTTTACTTCTTCAATTGTCCTGCCAAAGTAGTTAAGCGTTTGTTGGCTACACTTTACAACCGCTACGCCGTCAATCACAATCCCGAACACGCCAGCAAATTGGCGGTAAAGGCTTCGCATATTTGATTCGGGAGCAATTTCCCAAACGTATGGGGCAATTTCCCATTTCCTTTGGCCGCACTTAGCAGAACCAATGCGCTTAATGTTTTCTGGTACTGTGTTGATGAATTTGCCGCCTTCGTACCATTCGCCATTCGCCCCGAATTCGCCGCCGACTTTTGCGCGTTTGGTGTTCATTGCCCGTCTCCAGTCTTATCGTTTCATCGGTTGCTCAGTTGCAACAAGATCAATATGCACGTTATCAAAAATAATTGCAAGTGGTATTTTAAGTATTTGCGTGGAATTGCCGTAAGTCGTGAATTAATCACGGCTTATGAAAAAGAAAACGCGGATGGCGAGACCGCACAAAGAAGTCGATGTCCACATTCCCCGCCGCTGACGTATCGTGATGGTTCTCTTTGCTCACGAACGCCTTGCATCGGGACGACCCCGCCATCCGTGATCGGGTTAGCCGACTATCAGTCGGTGCGCGTCAACAATAACGCTGGTATCGGTATCGCCATTGCAAGCCGAATAGATTGGGCAATGGCCAGCATAATTTGCCGAGTCGTGATTGGTCAAAAGCAATGTTGCCGCCGCTACGACGTTTTCCGGCGTAAGTCCGGCAATGGTCCAATCGCTAGCGGAACCAGCATCCCAAACACCAACAGCGCACCATGCGCTAACATCGTCGGCAGAAAAACCATACGCGTTCCAATCTTCGGCATAGTGCATTGCATCGCCGCCGCTAAAATTTTGGCCGTGTGAGTTTAGCACTGCGGCTATGTCATTAATAATCTGTGCCATTGTCATTATCTCCTATCTTATCATCGTGTGGTTGCGTCCCAGACCCCGTAGGGTTTCGCCCCGGCGCCCCGGGGCTCATCAGTGGGTTAGTTGTTGTCCCAAGCAAATAATGGATTCCAGTGCCGATCAGGATAATGAGTTAACGACGCTTCAAAAATTGCTTCGGCGTGCAAAATTGAACCGGTTTTAAAATGAGCAGCAGCTTCCCATCGCTTTAAAATTGTATAATCACTTTGGCCAGCAAAACTAGCAAGGTATCGTTGAACCAGTGCTTTAAATTCAACGGTAGCTTTGTCAATCTTTGTCATTGTCGTATCCCCTTGTCGTTTCTTTTCTTCGTGTCGCGTCGTTGCGACAAGATCAATATGCACGACTTCGCCCAAATACGCAAGAGGTATTTTGCCAATTTTTTTAAAATCGTTCTAAGTCGTGAATTGGTAGCGGTTTACAGTTTCAAGTTTTTCTCTTGAGTCTTAACCTAGACTCAAGAAAACGCTGCAAATATACCGCAGAATCATCAATTACCGATGGATTGAATGCGCTCCAGTTACGCAAATGACCTAGCTGGAAATGACATTCCCGACACAAGCAAATCAGGTTGTTTGGCTCAAGCTCTTTCGATGGATCCACGTCGAACGGGACAATATGGTGAGCCTCGAGCGTTGTTGTCGATTCGCAACCAGCACATTTTTTGCCAGCAACAAATTTGCGTCGCACGGTCTCCCATTGTGGAGACCGTGGAGTCGATGACGACAGGAAAAACGCGCCCCAATTGATCATTGTGTTATGATCCGAATTTTTTGACCAGTAATTTCAAGACGATCGACAACACAAGCCCCCACGGAAACAGTCCTTGCGAGACTTGACCAGGCTCGATCGAATCAAGCGCCATTTCGATTACGCTGGCGTCATCCAAAACGCTAGTCGTACCGGACACAACCGGCCCGCCGCCCAACGTCTGGTTAAGCGCATAGCCAGCAACGCACCAACACGCATGGGCGCTAGATGGCACGTCAAGCGGCTGGCCCCGCACAAGGTCCAGAACGATCGTCAACGCTTCTCGCGGAAACTCTGTTGGATAAGGAATCAACATATTAAATTCTCCAGTCAAGTCGTGAAGGAAAACCGGAAACATTGGAAAACGCCCAAGAGTCGCCTTGCCTAAGCATATAGTCAATCGTTGAATCGTCAGCCCAAAAGCCGCCGCTAGGTGGATCGCCAGCGCCAACAGGACCGCTATTATAATCTGGCCCCCACGAATTCATGATGAACCCGCCAGGCCTTTTTGTTTGATACCCGATCAATGCCATGCAATGGTTCCACACGCCACTAGCGGCCGCAAAACCGTCCTTGTCGCGCGCCGATTTAAAGCCTCGATTACTGCATATCGCAATACCATAACCGCTGGCCAATGCCTTGCGCGCTGACGCCCAGTCTCGAACTAACGTAATTGCGCCGACAAGATGTTCCCGGCATTTTGGCTCGAGATCATCAGGTATGCCGGTGTTACCCCATTCTTTGCAACGCTTGACAGAGTAATCGCTTAGATCATATTTACCATGAATTCCGCGATTGATTACTCCATATTGTCGCGCGCATTCCGCCGCCCATGCGCCGACAGATCCATCGCCATTTTTGATGCGGCCTTTACCAATCTCGACTCGAGAACCCCCGTATATTTGTTCCTGCACCAAATTTGGAACCCTATTACTTTGCGCCGCAAGAGTCGCTTCAATCGCGCAAACCGTGCCAAAACCAACGCATGATCCAATGGATCCTTGACTAAGGCTAGGCCATTTCTTGCCGGTTTTGTTTTCATAGTTTTTCCACAAAAATACTTCGGCTGGCAATTCGGATTCTGGCACGCCTCCCGCCGGAGTCATGCCAAAAATGGGCATAGGTTGCAGCATCGCAACCTCTCCCACGGCCTCCGGATCGTCAACCCAACCGGGAATATAACTCATGATAATTTCTCTAATGCCGCAACAACCCTAGCCATGATGTTACGGATTTTGCCGCGTATCTCGCTGGTCAATAAGGTTTCTGGCGCATCGCCCAACGTCTGCCATTCGGTTGAAATTCGTTCACGTATTGTCAGCAACTTGTCATCGGCCAATCGTTTGCGTCGAGCGGCCAGTAATGCCGCATGGAATGCCCCAAAATCAACGATCTTCGGATCATCGACCAAAGTGGCACCATCTCGATAGGTTGCGATCAACGCGTCTTTGCTGGTCTTGGAATCAGGTTCTTGGAGTGCTCCCCATATGTTCTCCAGCGCAACCGCCAGCGGATCGTTCGGCGGTATTGGCGCAATGTTGCCAACGGTCACGATGCAAATTGACGGATCAGAAGGGACGTCGCCAGCGGCGGTGTATGCGATGAGTCGATAATCGCCGGGAATCATTGCGGAAAAGATTGCGGTTTTCGTCGATTCCATCACGATCAGATCCGCATCGGAAGACGCCAAAAACCATTTTACCGCCTTCTGTTCAGTCTTGGCGGTAATTTGAATCAATCTGCCAGGCTTCGCATTCAGCGTTGCTGGTAACTCAACTTTGGGCGATTGGACCAACAACGATAACAAAATAAATAGCATAAAAGACTCCTAGGTACTTGTTGCCCGCATATTCACGTTATAGTTGTTTTTGTCCATTTTTGTTTTTGTGGCTTGAAATTCCAGCCACCAACCGCCAGCAGGCCTTGCCGCGCGGCCTTTCTCAACATGCCAACCATCGCCCGATTCGTCTTTCCACGCCGAACAACGCAAAAATAGCTGGTGCGCTTGTTCGACTTTGCCGTGTTCGGTTAATCGATGGATGACGTTTGAATCTGAATTATGTCGATGAATATGCCCGCTAACATAAACATCGGCTTGATACATACCGCGCGTGCGGGAATGGTCAATTAGCCCGCGTGTGACCTCTCCACCGCCTCCATATCCATGATGATAATGTAATCGAGTCAGCGCCATTTTTTTATCGTTACCGCAAAACCGATGGCGGAATAGGACATATCCCCAGTATGGGCCGCATTCGACATTTGATCCGGCTGACCGCAATCCTCCAACTAATCGTTGCAGTAGGTCAACTTCATGCCGTTTCTTGACGCTAGTTTCGTGATTGCCGTACGACATAATCGCAAGAATTGAGGCGTATGGCTTAAACCATTCGATCGCAGTATTGACCAGTAGGTCAAGGTAGTTACCGCCTCGATGTTCTTCTCGCAACGTATCGGATGACGCGCGCGGATCCCATTTGCCTTGCATGGCGTCAAAAATGTCGCCAAATAAACAAACAGGCGATTGGCTAGCCAACGCTTCATCCAATACTTTTTTCAATTGCGAACGCAAACAATGCGACGAATCCCAATGGATATCGGATAACAATAATACTCTGCGTGGTTGACCGTCTGTTATTTTACCGTGCTCAATATTCATCCGGAGGCAATGAGTATCGGTACGATCTGTTTTCCACCATGCCTCGGTCATAATTACCTCATGCTTTGGATGGCGGATCTTTCGGTAATGTGGCGCGTGCTATCGCGCCAATTTCAGCGGCCATCGCCTCTTGCGTGTCGGCTATGGTTTTCAGTGTTTTGGACATTGAATCCAAGAATTCAAAATGTCGATCACGTAACGGCAAAACAAGGTGCATAGCTATCCATTGCGACGCGGTCTCT